ACGGACGGAGTATATCGAACAAACAAAGACGTAAGATATTCGCACTGGTGAACGATATAGGTACATACATAAGCGGAATATCAAATAAGCGTGAGTATCAAGAAGAATTGAGGTTGATGAAACTGCTGTACATAATAGACAAGAGCGATAACGAAGCACTTCGCAGGCAACTTACGTTGAATTATTGTGAGTGTTTGGATATTGATATATTCAGTCTGTCGGACGTAGATATGACAACCGCTAAAGATTTTATATCGTGGCTCATTGAACTATGCATAAATCACGATATACCGACAAATGACAGTCTATTAAATATAACAGAGGATATAGATAGGTATTTGTATCTATGTTGTGCAAAAAGACGCTGTGCGGTGTGTGGGAAGAGAGCCGACATACATCACGTCGATACTGTCGGTAGCGGTATAAATCGCAAAACCACACACCACTTAGGTAAGGAAGTTCAGCCGCTATGTAGGTTACACCACACAGAGGCACACAAAATAGGTAAAACAGATTTCAACAACAAGTACCATTTAACATCAGTAAAACTTGATGAATACTTGTGTAAGGTACTTGGATTGAAGAAATAAAGAGGAGGAAATGCAATGATAAAAATAAGAGTAGAAAATGCATACACGAACGAAGTATTTGAAACCGAATGTGACGGTGCATTGATTTCAACGCACCAACGCAAAGGAAATAATTGTGTAACACATTCGATTGTCATTGGAAGATTTAATATTAAATTATTAAAACTCATAAGAAAAGATATAAAGGAAATTTTAAAGAAAGCATTTAAGGGGGAAGGAAGAATTGAATAAAGTTATATTAATGGGACGTCTTACAAAAGACGTTGAGATAAGACAAACGCCGAACAATCTTTCGGTCGCAAGATTTACTATTGCGGTAAATCGAAGATTTGTGAAAAACGGTGGACAACAGGCTGATTTTATTAACTGTATTGCGTGGCGTAAGACAGGCGAATTTATCGCACGATATTTCCAAAAGGGCAGTATGATTGCCATAGTCGGAAGTATTCAAACAAGAAGTTGGGACGGTAATGACGGTAAAAAGCAGTATGCGACAGAAGTTATTGTAGATGAGGCATACTTTACCGGTTCAAAATCTGAAAACAGTACAGGTGGAAATACTGATTTTTCCGACAGCGGTTTGGACGATTTAAACAGTCAATATGGTGATGATTTCGCTACTATCGGTGATGAAGAAGATTTGCCATTTTAATTAAATTGGAAAGGAGCATACAGTATGACATATATTGAAATACTTAATGCGTTTTGGAATTGGCGTAGGTTTAATGTAATTCCACATTCGGCAGCGGATTTGTATTTTTGTCTTTTGGACTTTGCAAACGTTACTAAATGGGAAGATAAGATTACGATACCCAATTCACGCATAACAGGTAAGATAGATATTTCAGAAAAAAGCCTTTTCAATGCAAGAAACATATTAATTCAATGTGAATTGATAGATTACAAAAACGGCAAAAAAGGACAAGCCGGAACATATCAAATAAACCTAACCACCCTACATAATTTCATCAATAAGGGAAGTAATGTAGGGAGTAATCAAGGGAGTAATAGCGGAGTAATCAAGGGAGCAATAGCGGAGCAATCAGGGGAACATAATAAAGATAAAGACAAAGACAAAGACAAAGATAAAGACAAGAGTAGTAGAAGTAGGAAAGAAACACTTCCACTACTGCCCGAGAAAATAGTCAAGGCGTATCAGAATAACATAGCACCTTTGACACCGATTACTGTACAAGCCTTAGGTGATTGGTTAAATGACGTGTCGGAGGACGTTGTTATATACGCAATCGAGGAAGCCGTAAAGAATAACAAGCGTAATTACAGGTACATAGAGGCTATATTGCGTAATCACTTCAATGCGGGACGTACCACTCTTGCGGAGGTGCAAGGTGCAAAGAAAACATACAACAAAGGGAATGAACAAAGCGTATATGATGATAACGGTCTTGACTATGACGAGATGGAAAGGATAATGAGGGAGCGAATGTAATGATAATATTAGCAATAGACCCAGGTAATGCACAAAGCGGTTGGTGTGTTATTGACGAGGAAACAATGAAACCGCAAGATTTTGGAAAGACCGATAACAACGAATTGTTAGACAGTTTTGAACGTCTGATAAGA